CAGCCACAGCCGCGATCTGGGAATCAGCAAGAGTGCCGGTGATGTCGGTAGCCGGAACAGAGGCGACCCAAGCAGTACCATCATAGCGATACAGCTTGTCTTCAAGCGTTAGGTAGACAACGCGGCCTTCAAACAGATTGCTAGATGGCAACGAGGAAACGATCTCATAGCCGCCCTTGGCCTTCGACAGCGTAAACACCTTGTCGATCACGACAGAGGCGTAGCTTCCGCTGCCAGTGGCGCGGATCGTCAGAGTGGCATTGTCTTCATTAGGATCAAAGCCGCCGGTCACAGAATAAGTGCGGCCAGAGAAGCCTACAGTCAGACCCTGCGGATTGCCGCCACTTGGCACCGATAGCGTGAAGTTTGAGCTAATGTCCGTAGAGCCGCTAACGATCACAAATGTGCCGGTAGCCGGGGTATATGACACCACATCGCCGTTAGCATAAGCGAACAGGCTAACAGCCTCATTGGTGATGTAGCCAGATACCGCTGACGCACCATCAGCGCCAGTTGCACCCGTAGCGCCCGTGTTGCCAGTTACACCACGCTTGCTCTTGGCAATGCTGTAGGTCAGGCGGACGGTAACACCGGAATATGAGGCATCAAACTGACAGGTGGCAGTGTCGGTGCCGGGATCAGTGATCGTGTAGACACCGCTGGAATTGATAGAATACCAAGACCCGGTGCCAACCTTGGAGAAGGTAACAGTGCCGCTGGTGGTCTTTTCCGTGAAGCCGTCAAACACCCGCATGGTGCCGCCAGCACCACTAAAGTCGCCACCAGTGCCATCTGTGGCTGTTGAGACAACATGAGAGGCATTGGTCAAGAAGGCTGAGATTGCGTTCTCACCAGGCGTACCAGTACCCTGAACGAACAAGTCCCAATAGACCGTATTCGTCAGCGCAATGCCTGTTGGGACATCCTGTTTGGCGATATAGGTCGCATCACCAGCCGAATTACGAACAAAGTCGCCCTTGCTATACGCCACCGAGGTAGAGTGAGTCCCGGCAGGGCTATTGCGGGTGGCGAAGTCCTCTGGCTTGCCGGTGCCGGTAACATTATCCCAAACAGCGGTCGTGGATGCCTCAACCGTGCCGAGAATGAATGGGCTGTTCAGTGGATCATAGACAGTCGGAGCATTGGGAGAAACCGGAGCCACATCTTCTGCATCCCACAGATAGATGAGCGGGCTTTCCTCGACCAGAGCCAATGGCACCTGACCATCAGGACGAATTTCCTGACTGACAACGCGGAATAGCTTGTTGCTCCAGCCCAACGTCTCAAACGACAGGCGGACCACATCGCCAACATTAACTCCCATCGCCTTGGCTGAGAATGTGGCAGAGAACATCCCGCGATACTGGTTACGCTGGAGAACTTGCTTGGCGATACGTTGGGCGCGGCGACCATCCTCGACATATGGCAGATCAAGCGTCATCACACGCTCAATGCCATCCGGGCTGGCAAATCCGACTTCAGGATAGTCTACAAGCTGATATAGGCTATTGGCTGACGGATCGACGAAGCGACCACGCGCCTTGTTATAGCTATCCGACAGACCCCGCGTCTGGTTCCATTCGAACTCACCCAGAACGTCATTTTCATCGAAGTCCAGCACATAATCGGCCAGATCATTCTTCATGACATCCAGTGACAGCTTGCCGCCGCTATCACGCAGGGTGCCATTCATCGATGCCAAGAAGGTATTGATAACCGACATACGGTCATCAGCATCGGTAGCTGTACCAGAGGTGCGATAACGCTTCTGCGTCCCGCCAATGGCTAGGGTTACGTTCTCATCGCAGATGTTGGCAGCGGTGATGAACGACTCAAGATCGATGCGGGCAGCAGGAACGCCGCAGCCAATCGATAGCTCATCATTGATCTTCCAGCCGAGCAGCCACCAAAGAAGCTGAAGAGCCGGGTTATCAGTGTCGTCAGCAGCAGTATAGCTGCCCCAAGTGGACTGATCGTTGACGCGGTGTGCGCCAGACCCGCCAGGGACCGTACTATCCTTGCGCGGATCGTACAGCATTGCGCCATCACCAATAATAGTGACGCGGCTAGGCAGGCCATTGACCAGCGGGCTTTCGGTCTTGTTATCAGCACCAGTGCGCTTGATGCGGAAATGCACATAAGCACAACCAGTGAGGCGCGTTGAACTGCCCCAGTTGGCTCCGCCATTGATCGCAATGGTGTTGGCAGAGGTGCCTTCAGTACGGGTGGCAACAGTCAAATACCCAGAATAGGTAGAAGTGACCCCGCCACCAGAGGTCCAAGCCTGCTTATCCTCAAACCAAATCTCATCAATCGACTTCACCTTGTGAGATGAAAGAGCGATGATGTAATCAATATATTCCTGATTGGTTCCGCTTGCCTCATGGTAGCGAAGATCAAGGTTCATCGCGGTCGTGCCAAAGACGGCCTTGCGCGGAGTAGACGGATCAAGCGAAACGTTGAGGCGGGATAGCTGAGATTTGGGAATCCCAGCCTTCATCATCATTTCCGCCACGCCGCCAAGTGCCAATGTGGCACCAAAGGCAATAAACGCGCCTTTAGAAATTCCAAGTGCTATGCTTAGGGCCTGCCCAACACCTGGAATAAATTGTGCCGCAATAAGGGCAATACCAGCAACAATTTTTAGGACTTTGCCCACGTTATACGCTCCAAGCCTTGTCCCACATTGAGCGGGGAACGCGCTCCAGGCCATCGTCCGAGACGAACCATGCGAACGACCCCATGATTACACCAATGGAGCCATCAAAGAAAGCAATGTCGCCACGTTGAGCAAGACCAATTTCAATTACATTGAACTTGGCATCCATAGTAGATTCAAGGTCGCCCTCACCAATTTCCTTCAGAACGCGCAGGCTTCCAAACTCGCTATCATACTGACCGCGCATCTCAGGCATCGGGTCTTCACCCGTCATGGCCTGCACAGCACCGGCAACGAAATGGGCGCAATCGTTAGAACCGTATTCAAATGGCTGGTGGCGCTTAGAGGCGATATATTCGATTAGCTGGGTTTCCCAGGTTGAAAGCCTCACCGCATATTCTCCACCATGCCGCCACTCATATCGACGTATCCACCGCCGCCACCACCAGTGTAGCCAGAACCCATGCCGATACCATTGGCAGCAGCAATCGACGCATTGGCGCTTAGATCACCAGCATCAAACATGGACTGCATCAGATACGTCTTGTTCTGCGCACCAGCCAATGTGGCGAGGTAGTTTTCAATCGTCAGCGTGACGGTTTGCGACTCAGGAGAGCCATTGATCGTCACATCATTCATGTAGCCGGTGTAATACGGGATGATCGACCCGACCTGTGTTTCGTTCTCATCGACACAATAGAACCAGAGGCGGGCAGCGCGGCCCTGCCAGCGGGTGCGGTCACCAATGATGTTCAGGAAGTCATTGATGCGTCCCTGCACCAGAGCGCCAAAACGGTCATAGATGAGCGAATCATCACGCTCCTGAATGTAGGCAAGGTTAATCAGCAGACCGCCGAGAGACACAGCAACGGTGTCCGATCCGCTCTCGTTATGGCGAACCGCGCTGACTTCGATCAGGTTGTGATCGTAGCTTTCATAGGTGCCATCAAGCTCAGAATCGCCTGACCCAGTGATTACTTTATCGTAAAGCCCGCTGGTCGCACGAAGCACATCGCCGTCAATATCGGCATAGATAAGCATCCGCCAATTGAGGACTGTTCCCTCAAGCGCCGCCTGAGTAGTGGCATCCACCATTAGAATGCCTCTCGCAGTCTCAGGGAGATGTTATAGACATATCCTGGTTCGACCGATATATTCGGCTCTTCCGTCATGTACATCAGGCAGTACGGGTTCTTGTACTCAACCATGCTATTATCAGCGACAGGCTGGCGAACCGGAGGCTCAACCGCAATCGTGGCCTGCCCAGACCCATTGCTGGTCACATTTGATGTCACTTGAAGCAATTGATCGTTGATCGTGACAAACTGACCAGCCTCAAGCACAGTGGTGCTATTGGGCCAGCCATCAGTGGCAATGCTGCGTCCCGTCTGATCCGTTCCATTTGTACGAACAGTATTGCTCAACGCGCTCTGTGCCGTTGGATCAACCGGAATTTCAAAGTCATTAGCCGTACCACGCGCCAAAGCGACAAATGCCCGCCAAGCATTGATATTGGCCGATCCGACAATCGGCGGAAGATTGAAGTCGCATTCCCACCAGCCACGACCAGATGCCACAACTTGGCGCTTGCCGGTCCATGACGATACATTGGCTTGGGTCGGCATAAGCAGCCGCCATGACATGGTTTGCGGCTTAGGAGTTGAAGGAAGCGTAATCGTCGTCATTTCATGGCACCCCCAAGGCGCGGACGGCGCAGACCCTGCACAGTACGGGCTTCAGCGGCAGCAATGATAGCAGGAGCAGCCTGCAAAATACCAGCCTCAACTTGAGCGCGAACCGCGGCCGGATCAGCCGAGCCACGCGCATCGACGTTGACGGTTACGCCGCCACCCATCATGCCCTGTGCGCGGTGGGCTGGGATAACTTGTGCGCCGCGAGGAAGGTTGACGATCTCAGGGCCACGCTCACCAACAAGCGAAAGGCCACCACGCCAGTTCTGAGTACCATTGGCATTCTTCCCCATCGTTCCCATAAAGAACTGAGTAGAACTAGACAGCTTGTTGCCAATGTCAGTTGCAACGCCATAGGTATTGAATGACCCACCGCCACCATACGCAGCACCTGTCAGCGCATTAGTCACAAAGCCGACAATCTTCTGCACGACAAACAGCCGCCACAATTCATTAATGACCGACTGAATGATACCCTTCATGCCATCCTTCCACGACATGGCACCAGTGAGCATACCTTGGAAGGCACCGGCCACCGAGTTGCCAATGGTCTGGAATGCGGTTTGTACCTCCATGAAGCGATCCATGAAGATTGGCCCAACAGTATCACCGACAGTCTGGATTTTTGCCGTGACCATTTCGTGGTCTTCGGCAATCTGTTGCAGCACGGCGACAGAGGTCAGCTCAATGTTGTCGTAGTAATCAGCCCAGTACTTAGCGCCTTTGTCGAGAGATGCCTTGAGGAATGCAGCGTCACGCTCAAGGAAGTTTACATTGGCGAAGCTTTCAACTTTCTTGCCACGACCACCAGATCGCCCACCTGAACGCTCCGCAGCCTTTTGGCTAGCCTCATAGGCCCTATTCGCTTTATCAACTTCTTCGTTAAATCGCTGAAGATCGATCTCTCCACGCGCATAGGCATTAGAAAGCATATTAATGCGTGACTGATGAAGCTCAGTCGCTTTTCCGCCCTTATCAAGAGCAGAGGAAAGTGTGTAAACTTCAGCAGTTGCCTTGCGTGAGCGGAACTGAAAGCCTTCAACAACCTTGCTTAGGCGATCAGTCTCAGCCTCCATTGCAACAATCTTGTTGATCTGGATGCGCTCACCAAAGGCACCACCAAGAAGATCAGCCGCAGAGCCGCCAGTTGTCTCTGCGCCAAGTTGCATAAGCTTCAAAAGCGCCCTGCGCTTGATTAATGCGGTTTTTGCGTGTTCCAATTCCGTTTGTGCAGCATTTAGATTGGACTGCGCCTGAGTGGCAGTAGCACGAGCCGCCTGAATAGCAGTCTGAGCCGTCTTTCCATTTGATTCAGCCAGAAGATCGTTAATCCTCGCCAAATCTTCAGCAGACATTCTGGCAAAGTCGAACTGTTGACCAAGATCATTAATCTTGCTCTTGGCCTTTTCCGCGCTGTCTCCGTTAAAAATAAACTTTTCAGCCAAGAAGCCAAGAGCCATTGTGGCGATGGTCAGCGCAGTACCCCAGGGGCCGATAAGGAACTTGCCGACAGCACCCATCTTTCCGCCCATGTCGGCCATAGCGATGCCGACCTGTCCGATCTGCTGGTTGAAAGCAGTGATCGGGCTGGCACCAGTAGAGATAGAGGTGGCGAGGTCATTGAACTGCATACCAAGCATCTGGGTGCCTTGGCGCTGCTGACGCAAAGCCTTGGCTTGAGCATCGGCCATGCTGTTATAGCGAACACCGTTGACGATAACGCCCGTCTGAGCGGCATTCATGCCATGCAGAGCCTGCTGGGCAGAATACAGGTTCTGGCGGGCCATTGTAGTGGCCGCAGCGTATTCCTTCTGGCTGATTGCACCCATACGAAGCAGATCAGCGGCATGATCCATTTCCGCATTGAAGCGGTTCTGGATCGGGATCATCGGATCGAGTTTTGCGCGAAGATCGGCAGCAGCAGCAGCAGCGTCACGCTGCGCTTTAGCCACCATCTCTTGCGCCTGAAACGCCTCTTCAAAGGCAGAAGCACTATCACGGGCGCTCTTAGCGGTGCGATCAATTGATAGTGCGCTGTTGTAAAACTCTTGCGAAAGGCGGGCCAGCTTTTCAGCGCGGGCCGCATCAATCGCAGCGGCGTTTTTCTGAACGTCACTGAGCGACTTAGCGGCCCCACCCATTTGCGAGAACGCAGTCTGAAGGCCCTTTGTGGTCTTATTCAGCCTATCAGTATCATTGATGAGCCGAGCAATCTGCTCTTGCCCAGTAACCTGGGCCGCGACCAGAAACTTAAGAGTGCTGTCCTGGGCCACGCTTTTTCTGCCTTTCGCTTTCGACCTTAAAGTAGGCGACCCATTCGTTATACTCGCCTATTGAAATTTCTTCAATCTCAGCGATGGTTTTGCCGAGGCGATCCGCCAAGGTAATCAGATTGTACCTTAGCGGATCATCCCTCAGTTTTTTTCCAATTCCTCAACGCTAGGACCACTCATCATCTCGGCAGCAACGTGTGAGATAATGCCGACCTGTTCGCGCATCAGGATGGCCTTGTCTTCCAGTGTGAAAAGCTTCTCACCCTGGCCGTTTTCAGCTTTCAGCACGATTAGTTCTACCATTGCCTCAAAAGAGGCGGACTGGAGGAAGCTGGGGTGCTTTCGCTGGATGCGGTTCAGTTCGCCTGCAAGCAGGGGGCCGAAGTAGACCTTTTCAGGACTCCCCGGCTCACCCCACTCTGCAACTTCAATATGCCGCTTCTGGCTAGTACGCTCTGCGATCCGCTTTGCGATGCTCATATTATATCCTTTAAATTATGTTACGAAGCAGTGCCGGTCGTGAGAGTGCCAGTACCCTGGAGCGTGATGGTCGATTCCACCATGCCGTCGAAGCTAGCCGAAACCGTCTTGCCGGTCACAATCGCGGTGCCGGTCAGATAGGTGTCGCCAGTGGACGAACCTTCAGGATAGAAGTTCGCGGTCACTTCGCTGCCGACAGTCAGAGCAACCTGACCATTGGTGTCGGTTTCGTCCCAGAACACATCGACGGTGCCAGACCATGCCTTCAGCGTGGTCTTGTGGGTGCGATAGCTATCGCCCATCGTGGTATCTTCAACGGTGTCCGCAGTCTGCTCAATTGAGTAGGAACGGATTTCGGCAATCGCGTTGGCACCCACCTTAACGGTGCCTTCGCTGCCAGTGTGAGTAGCCATTTACTCAGCCTCCTTGGTGGGTTCAACGATTGCTTCGGCCTTAACCTTAGCGGGTTTTACGGCCTTAGCCGGTTCTTCAGTCGCCCACCCGATACCCTGATAATGCTCAAGGTCACAGGCACACGCCAGAATCTTGTCGCCATTGGCGTTATAAACGGGAACCATCTTCATCGGGCAGTCTCCACATCCCCAATAGCAGTAACATACTCGACCGCGTAAACCAATCGCGCAGTAGCGATGCCGCGATCACCTTCGACATTAACGTCAGTCTCAGTCGATGTCAGGACGCAGGATTTAGCGAGGCCGTTGAGGCTAAAGTCAGCAGCGATAGCCTCTTCCGCAGAAACGCAGATGCCGTCAATGGTGTCAGAGATCGTCGCACTAGCTCCCTTGGCATAAATCTCGACCATCGCATTGATGACACGGCGAAGGGTACGAGAGCCAACAGTAATCAGACTGCTGCTCTCATCAGTCGTGTAGACGCAAATCGCGGGAAGTTTGGCATCGTCCAGGGCGTACCGGCGCATCTTATAGACGCTGTTCCCGGTAGTTGGCAGACCAGTGACCAGAGTAGCAATGCGATCCCTGATCTGAGTGCGAACGTGGCTCATGACACCCTTTCGAGGATCAAGGTGCTGACACCCGTGCCATCAGTCAGCACGACACGCACATAATAGGAGACAGAACGAATAACGATGGTGTCGCCATCAGCCGCATTAGGAACATCAACCGTGCGGCAGACGAACTGCGGAGCAGGGATCGTGATGTCCATCATATCAGTGGCATTGCGGCTGGCCTGTGGCGCGTCAAAGATGCCCAGAACAGTCGAAGCAGAGCCACCGACAGGCGTATAGGTCGCGGAGTCCGCGAAGTCATCCAACTCGAAGAAGTCGAGGATGTCAGCGGCGCTCTCGACGGCCATGTTTATTCCTCAGTGACGCGAGGAGGACGGCCACGGCGCGGCGCTTCAATCACCGGATCGCGGTTTTCGATCTCTTCAGGAACGGCAACGCGGACAGGAGCCGGTTCGTCCTTCAAGGCGACAAACTTGTTGGCAAGCACCTTGGCTTCATAGTCGGAAAGCTCGACGATCTCGCCAGCTTGAACAGCGCCCTTGCTGGTCACCACGCCACGGATGCACTGATACTTAGCCATGTTTGTCTCCGAATCTTGGCTCATCATTGAGCTAGTAGAGAGTACCATATAGACCCCCAAAGGTTAGGGGGCGACCGAAGCCGCCCCCAGCCCCCCTTATGCGCCGTCGTTATTGTAAGCGAACGACACAGCATTGCGGACAGCAACGTCCACAGTCTGGATAGCGCGAACGCGAACGTTGCCGCTCGACGAAGCGGTGTACGGATCGACCAGGATGTCCAGGCCAGCCCACATACCGATCAACAGGTCCGAGAAGTTACCGAAGTACACGTTCCCGGCGGTAGCCTGCTGCGAACGGATCACGTTGTAGCCGTTGGCCTGACCGTTTTCGATCACGAACAGACCAGAACCAGCGTCCTTGGCCTTGGTCTTCAGACCGCCGTAGGTGGCAGCGTCCGTGATGTAGGCCAGGTTGCCCATGAGAGCGTTGTCTTCGGCAACAGCCGTTTCCAGCGCAACCATTTCAGCAAAGGTCGGAACAGCAGCGGCGAAGTTGGTCGGCTTGTTCACACCCGAAGTGTTCAGAATGCCGGTCGGCTGACCCGACGAACCCGAACCTTCAAGAGCGCCCTTGTCGATGGCGAGAGCCAGAGCCTGCGTCAGATCGTCGCGGACCAGAGCTTCGACAGCCGGGGTCGACTGAAGGATAAGCTGACGGGTGATGTCGGTGAAGGCACCAACATTCTTCGGGGTCAGGCTGACGGTGCCGAAGGTCGGCTCCGACTCGCTGGCAGCGCCACCTTCGGTGCTGATCCAGCCGCCCGACGAAGCAGCGGTCTTCTTCGGGATGGCAACATTGCCAACCAGACCTGGCAGCATACGAGCGCCAGCGGCCATGACCGAAACCGAGTTCCGCAGAACGTCGATGAACTCGCCAGCCAGCAGATTGGTGGCAACCAGTTCATTGTCGTCCGAGGTGTTCAGGTCGCGCTGCTTCCAAACGCCGAGAACATCGACGGGAACCATAACGCCCTGAGCCGAACGGCCATAACGCTGTGCAGCAGCTTCCGAGGCTTCGAATTCGAAGGCAGCAGCTTCACGCAGGCGGCGGTCAGTCGGGTTGGCGAGAGCGGCGATAGCGCGAACAATCGAGAAGTTGCGCACTTCCTTCTTGGTCATGCCAATGTCGCTGTTTTCCAGCGGCTTGTCATTGCCGATAACTTCGAGCAGTTCGCCACGGAACTGTTCGAGGCTCTTACCAGCCTTGATGGCAGCGTCAGCGATGTCACGCTTGTTGTGACGAACGCCGAGGTCGATGATGGCGGCGGCATTGCGGGCAGCAGCTTCGGCAGCTTCGGCCCGAACCGCATCCAGATTCACTTGGTCAGTCATTTCGACTTCCTTCTTGATGGATGGTTCAACGGTAGGTTTGGGTTCGAGAGCAGCCGCGCTACGCCCCACGCCGACTGACGGGTCAGCAGGGATCGACACAACGGATACCTCAAGGGGCGACCACGAAACGACACGGTACGAGTCCTTGTCGAGCGTGGAACGCTCCATCTTGTTGACGCGATAACCGACCGAGACATTTGACCGGATGCCATCAACAACATCCTGGAAGACTTCTTGGGCAAGAGCAGAGCGCCCGAACCGGACCTTGGCCCGAAGCACTTTGTCGCCAGAGAGTTCCACGGATTCGATCACGCCGATCTGCTTTTCCATATCATGGTCAAGCAGGAGCGGCGCACGGCCAGAAGCGATGAATGCCATATCAATGGCACCCTGCTCATGAACCAGAATTTCATTACCAAACGAGCGCGGGACAGCCAGTTCCGACGAAACGGCAATATCAACCGTCCGCTTCTTCTGGTCGATTGCGCGGGCATCCAGATCGGTAGCACGGCGCTCAAGATCGACCACATTCTTGCGGTCGCCCTCGCCCATCAAAACATCTTCAGGATTGATAACCTCGCCTTCAGGCTCCGGCATATCGACTACAGAGGCATCATCAGTCTCGATCTCAATCTCGACCTTAACCTTCATGCGCTCTTCAAGTTCTTCTTCCACGGCACGTTCCCCAGTGGCTTCCTCGAACAGTATAGCCTTAAAGTCATGGTCGTTCAACCAAGCCTTTGCTTCTGCTGGAGTGAAGCGATCCTTGTCAAAGCGAATAGCCTGAAGTTCCGTACCACCTTCAGGAAGGATGCCGTAAATGAAGTCTATACCTTCGCCGCCTTCATTATTCTTGCGGCGAAAGCTTTCATATTTGTCAGGGTCTTCCAGACGGGCGGCGTGTTCATTGGGGAATGGCATTTGCATCTCCACTTGAAGTGTTAGCGCCCTTAGCCTGTTCGTTTCCACCAAATGGCGAGAATGCAAGATTCAGACCGAACTGTTGGGCGAGTTCCTGATCGCGCTGCCACTGGCTGAACGTCTCTTCAATGTCGCGGCCATATTGGTTCGAGACATCCTGCATCGACATGATGCCATTATGCATCGCCTGCACAGCAGCGCCGATTTCCTTCTGCGGATCGACCCACTGCCAACCACGCGGGCGGAAGTTGGTGGCAATAAAGAATTTGTCGAAGCGAGTTGCCGGGATCGGGATGAAGCCGAATTCCATAACGTGCATCAGCCAAGCCGAATATGCCGGGACGATGAAGTGATCAAGCAGGAACTGCTGCATCATTCGGTAGGCATCACGCTCTTCCAGCGCCCCCTGCCGGATCGAACTGTAGGAAGTGCCTTCCAGATCGTTCGAGAGGCTGGCGTAGGAAACCGCTAAACCGGAGGCGATCCCGCGCAGGATGCCCTTCTGGAACTCAGCGAACGCAGTTGCTGGATGGCTTGGGTCAAACGGCTTGAAGTCAACGCCATTGGGAAGCTGATGGAACGTGCCAGGCTCCGCATCAATGATCGGAACAGTATTGTCGTAATCGTCAGCAGGCGCATCTTCGCCAGTATCAGAGATGAAGAAGCCCATCTTTGACGCAGCCATGCGGCTTGCGACCAATTCTGCCTCGCGGTGCGCATTTAGCATCTTCAACTGGCTCATCGCAGGAGCCATCCAAGGCTCACCGCGAGTCTGACCAGCACGTTCCTGCCGGTAGACATGAATGATGTCCTTAGCGGGAATGCGGGTCGAAGCATTCTGCTGGATCGACGCAAAATCGTAATCACCAGGATGACGCGGCTTCACCCAGTAAGCAATCGGGCGCTGGTTCGCATCAACCTCGATACCCATACGGATTTCATGGCCGTTCCGCAGCCGCTCGTTCTTCATCTCATCGATCTGGTCAGCCTCAACCGGATGGAAGGCCATGCCATGAGCGAATGAGCGATTGCGGACGATCTGGATGAAGATTTCGCCATCACGGGCGGTCGTGGACATCACCAGCTTCTGGAGATCAACCCAAGACAGACGGCCATCGGCGGTGCAGTTGCCCTTCAGACCAAACTGGAACCAGGCATTCTCGATGATGTCGTTTCCGATCACATCAAGGCTACCATCGGTGTTGCGGGCCTTGACCTGAAGCGTGACACCCTTGTCGCCAACCACGTTAGTTTCCAGCAGACCGAGATACCGCTTCACGTATACATCATCGCGGGCAAGCGCACGGGCGCGGTTCCGCATGATAACGAGATCAGACTTGAGTTCGCTATCGGCGCTTTTGCTTGATGCGATGAAGTCGGCGAAGAGGCGACCAGTGTTGGCGGCATGATAGCCGCGCTTACGCATCGGTGCAGCAGGAGACTTTTGCGGAAGTCCCAGAATCTCTCGCCAAAGGCTCATAGGAATCGCACCTTCATCGTGGTCTTGGTCGGCTTGCCGAGTTCAATAGCATTTTCGCGGCGTTCTCTGACCTGTTCCTTACGGTAATAGTCGCGCCATTGCAAAAGATCGGAGATACTCATCTTGGAGATCGACCGGCCTTGGATGCTATAACTGCTCACATCCTTGTCGGCACGGCCCTCAAGCAAAGACTCGATCTTATCGACCATGATGTCTGCATGAGAACGCGGATCAGCGCCATTGTTATCAAGGTCAGCGATAGCTTGAAATTCACCACGCTCAACGACAATGCGATTGCCGGTTGAAGTCTGCGTAACCTCAAGCTGCCAGTGATAATAACCAGTTTCAAAAGCCGCAGAAGTGGTACTGGAAACTGTAAAAAGATAATAATTTGTTCGCTCTGTTGCAGGCAGTTTAATTTCACCACTCTGACCAGAGGCAATACGCGCTACATATTCAGCAGAATAGCTGGCGGGCGGATAGCTTTCAGCAAGCGCAGTCTTCTTCCACTGGATGAAGTCGCCAACGACAACCTTGAGCGGCTCACCTTCTGGAGCGTTGCTTTCGTCAAAAAGGTTAGTCATTGCCCCTCATCGCCAGTTATTAGCAAATCCACCTTTCGGCCTCACCGGCTTCGGCTTGACCAATGGACTGGGTTTTGCCGCACTCTGAGGAGCGGCAATTTCAGCCCTACGTTCTACACTAGCATAAAAGCGGCGCACCACGCTATCAATATTAACGTTTAAGATGTGAAATGCCGCAATAGCGTAAACTCGAACGTCCAAAGCCTCGTTTCTGGTCCTAGTTTTGATCCAAGTGCGGGTCGGAAAGCCCTTGTGATAGCGGATCACTTGCTTTTCCGCAGTCAACTGGCGGAAGTATTCTTCATCGCGTTTTGCCTGGAAGTGGCAGTAGCCTGGTCCCGGCTCTTCGATCCGTAGGCGGGCATAGTGAAGTTCCTTCGCTGTATCGACCCCAATTGAATACAGCGGGACCTTGCCAATGTTGTTCTTAGATGGGCGACCAACGATTGGTTTACCCTCACCGCCAACCCCCTTGATCGCGAATACGCGGTGGCCGGCGCGGGTTTTGGCATAATTGTAGACCGCCCGCGTATGGTGACCACCAGAGTCGATACAGGTCGAGCGTATCAGCATTGGCTCGCCAATCGGATGCTCATAGGTGGCAAGCAAAATCTCATCCAGCCTAGCCCATAGCTGCGGACTAGACGGATCGCCGTAGAGAACGTGATACTCTATCTGCCAAGATTCCTCACCGGCTCCCCAGCCGACAATCTCAGCCTCCAAGCGGTCATCCTGAACGTCAACGCCAGCAGTGAGCAGAACAACATCGTCTGGAATGCCTTCGTATTCCTCTTTCCGCTGCGAGATGGCATAATCGTCAACGCCGTCACCCTGATCTTCCCATGTTTCGGCCAGGATCGTGTTCACGAAGGTCTTCAGTCGCATCGGGTCTTTGCGACAGGCCAGAAACTCCTCGACCGTATCGACTAGATCGACCCAAGGCGAGTACAGCGCATTGAACCAGAACCCAGCCGCGCCATTGAACGGCGCAGTAGCGACCCACTTACCCTGCGCCACAGCAGCATGGCGTTCGCTCTCAGTCCAGCCGACACCACATTCCTCACAGTGATACCGGGCAGTCTTCGGGTTATCATCCTGCCAATGGACCTGTGACCAAGCCAAAATCTGCTCATGGCCGCAGTGCTGACAAGGAACGTAGAACTTGCGCTTATCCGTTTCCTGATAGGCAAGCTCAATCCGGCTGGCATCCTTGTTCGTCGGAGTCGATACCTGAATTATCTTCCGGTTCCAGAATGTAGCCGCTCGACGCTTTGCCAGAGAAATTGGATCGCCTTCTTCACCCGCAGACGGAGGGTAACGATCAACTTCGTCGCATAGAACAACACGAATAGGGCGAGAAGCAAGGGAAGATGGGCTATTAGCGCCAACAAG